CTTCTATGATAAATATATACCGAACCCCTTTGTTGATTTGGGTCTTACGTCCCAAAACCTCATTGGTGTTCCTTGGGAACTTACCAAGTATTCGTTTGTAGTCGATTGGTTCGCAAACGTCGGAGATTTGATGTATGCAAACCTTCCCAGGGTCGGTGTTACACCTTGCGGCGGCGCTATCACTACCAAGGATATCAAAACAACTTTAGTTAGTTGTGGAGCTATCACTGATATAAATAGTGGCGACGGTTGGGTGTTCACCGGAAGCTGTAGCGATAGCTACCAGATGGTAGATACCGTTACAGAACGTGTTGGGTTCGGAGTGGCCGATTCCGGTTTAGTTATCAAGCATGATTTTCGCTTTGATCACTTTACCAGAGCGACTGATGCTTTGGCCTTGCTTTCGCAAGTCCTTGGCTCTATTAGTTTTCAAAACCACTAATAGTTCGTCCCAATCTTTCTTTCGAAGTAATTCAATAGGGAATATTCCCCATGTCGTTGACAGTCAATGCCAAGAGCTACACCTTGGATGCGTACCCCGCAGCTAACGCCGCGGCTTATGTTGGGCCAGCACACACGTTTACCGTGAAAGATGATCTTCGCGTTAGTCGTGTTCTTGCGAAACCCACCAGCACATTCTCGGGTGTAGTTCGGCAGGCGTTTAAGCTCTCACGGACCCATACTCTCACCGGAGCTCTTACGACCTCCGCTGATAGTATTACTGAGATTAACCACAGTATCCCCGTAGGAACGAGTACCGCCGACATTGATACTATTTGTGCCGATCTGGGTGCGTTTATTGCAAGCGCAGCCTACAAGACTATGATTAAGAATCAGGTGATCTCTGGTTAACACTTGAAGAAGTGTTAGATGCAGTTGAAAGACTGCTACCATTGATCGTTTGGTTCTTATCATTCCTTTGGGAACGATGAAATGAAAGTTTCACCGCTTGTCTTGTGTAGTACGATTATATTTCTCGTACTTTGGATCGTCATTGGCCCTTATGTGAATATGGGCCTCAACTATCGAGGAGATCGTTATGAAATCCCCACTGTTGGAGCATCTTCGTCGGTGCAATAACTCTCTCAGGAAGCACTCTTTTGAAAATTATAAAGAGTTTCTGAGAATCCTGTTGGGTTCCACCATGCATCATGAGGCCCGTGTACTCGAGTCCCTTTTAAAGGATGAAAAATACACTGATCTTGTTTTGCATGCTGATTTACTAGCGTCTACGAAGTATCAGACGGCAGATGAACATCTTCTGCTAAATCAGTTGTCTGCAGTTATTCGGAAGTATCCTTGGCCTGTTGGGTCAGTTCAATTTGACCCTAGGGCTGCGGCTACAAAAACTTTTATGAGTAGTGAGCATAAGTGTTCACATCTCAATAAAAGATTTCTCCAATTCATGACGAATCGGAGTCCTCACGAGTATGAGCTTTCACAAGCTCGTACTTGGATCAGATATGTTTTAGGAGAATTAAACCTCTCCGATATCTGGTCTAACTGCGACTTTGGACCGGGTGCGTCTGTGGGCATTCACGGTAATGTTACAAACTCTGCACGGAAACTTCTTGCAGAGCGTTGGTCCGTAACGCCTAGCGCCTTCTATTACGGCTATGCTTCTGTGATGCAGGACAATTTGATTTGGGAAGGGCTTATGGCCCGACCCAATAGTCCGTATTACTCGCGATGTCCGCAGGAATTATTTTCTGCGTACTCAGCGAAAGCGGCCATGATAGACCATAATAAGATATCGTTTGTGCCCAAGACAGCTAAGACCGAAAGGACTATAGCTGTAGAGCCGCTCCTTAATGGGTACATTCAGAAAGGTGTTGACGTACTTATGCGTAAAAAGCTTAAGCGCGTCGGCATTGATCTGAATGATCAGTCTCATAATCAAGAGTTAGCCCGTAAGGGCTCCTTGGTAGAGAATGATCCATATGTCACTATTGACCTTTCTGCTGCTAGTGATAGCATCAGTATTGGTCTCTGTGAATATATGTTACCCTCTGACTGGTTCGATTTTCTGAACTCAGTTAGGTCGAAGTATTATCTTATGGAAGGCCGTCTAACACGGTACCATAAGTTTACTACGATGGGGAACGGCTTTTGCTTTCCACTTGAAACGCTTTTATTTGCGTCGCTTTGCCAAGTTGCCTACCAAGAGTCAGGCCTCGTTTCCGATTACTCGGTTTACGGGGATGATATAATTGTTAGGCAATCTGTGGCAGCCCGCGTACTAGAACTGCTAAAAGTATGCGGGTTTAAAGCCAATCTAGAAAAGACCTTCTTAGAAGGTCCATTTAGAGAGTCATGTGGTGCAGATTGGTTCGAAGGCAAGGATGTTAGACCCATAAGCCTTGATTATGCGTTCGACTCTGTCGAAAACATCTTCAAGTTCTGTAATCTTCTAGGTTCTAAAGATACTTGGAAAAGTATCTTTTACTGCTCTAAGGAGTTTCTCCTTAGTTTAGTTCCCCAGAAGCTAATGTTTACGCGTCCCTATAAAGGAAACGTTGACACAGCTCTTGAGGTGTCCCTAGACTCCTTCTTAGCTTCACCCTATTCACGGTGGTGTAGAGATACACAAACGTGGAGTTGGATGGAAATAAGAAAGAGCGCCCAGCCAGATAACCTGGTCAAGCGTTTTACAGGCTACAATGTAGCGCT